ATGCACAAGTCGAATGCGATTCCCGTAATTGACGAACAACAGATGAAAGACCTTGCGTCTATGAGGAGATAATCAAATTTGATTACTTTAGAATTTGGAGGCCGAGTTAAGAATCGGAAAAGATACGAAGAGTTTGCAATTAATGTCATCAATGACTTATTGCCTCGATCTTTCAAAAGAGACATTAGTGTGTTTGTTCACTTCACCAAGAACATAGATGAGATGGGTCTCTGTCACGTCGAGGAGAAGGATGTGATTGGAGTGCAGATCAACACTAACCAAAGTGCGGGTGAGATCGCTCAGACTCTCGCCCACGAACTGGTCCACGTCAAACAGTTCATTCGCAAGGAATTAAACGCCGACATGGATCGATGGAAAAGAGACCGCATCCCTGAAGATGTGATGATTCCCTATCGTAGTCAACCTTGGGAGATTGAAGCTTTCGAAAAAGAAGTTTGGTTAACAAAGGCGTATTGGTAAAATTACCATAAAAAAGTTTTCAAAAAGTGTTGACACATGTTTCCAAATCGTGTTATACTTACCCTGTAAGTTGAGATGAGAGAGAGAAACCAAATGATCAAACTGAAACCCGCAACTACCCAGCGATATGTTGAAGTGATCTTCGGCCAAGCAATCCTTTGGATGTTTGTCTATACTGCGATGCAACTCGCCGCCGGTCACCCAGTTGAACCCTACGTCTACTAAGGATTTATTATGTTGAAATTTGAAAACACTGCGAACGTCGGAGACATGATCCGTGCATATGACTTCCAACCTATGCCCGATCGTCCTGATTCTTACCTCATAGGTGAGGTTCTTGAGAAAGGTGAGATTTGGGCGAAACCCCACCACACCTTTCCCCGTAAAGTCCATATGTGTAACGGATACACTGTTTTTGTTAAGGATTCTGAGACAGGTTCTGTGCATCACGATATGGAACGTGTGGGTCGTATCATGTACGTCCCTTTTGAAATGTCATTGACTGATTTTGATAACCGTGTGGAGGTGATCTAATGACTGCTACTTTTGATCGAATCTGGGAAGAGTTGGTTCCTCGTGAAGGTAACGCCGCTACTGTCGCTGGTGAAATGATCCGTGCTGCAGGTCGCCTTCGTTACGACTTCTACAACAACGGTATGGGTAACAATACGTCCGGTGCCCTAAAGTTCCTACGCGAGAAGAGTGCGATCGACAGAGAATTGTTCGAGTACGTCTTGCCCTACACTACGGGTCGTCTGTATCAAGGCAAATATGAGAATGATCTGTTCCATATCGCGATCGACCGTATCGTTGAGATGACCACCAAGATGGTCACTTTCAATCCTCAGTTGATGACGATGGAGAACACCGAAGACATGTTCGACTATTCGGATGAAGATCTCGATGAGACATGTCCAGAGTGTTCGGGATACGGATACGATGACTACGGGGATGAGGACTGTTACATGTGTGACGGCACCGGATTCGCCAGTTAATAGTTTAGAGGGGAGTCGGTCTTTCGAAGAATGCGACTGACAGCAGTGTGGACCACTCCCTATTTTTTTCGTTCTATATACGAAAAAGTTATAAGGTTATTCCAAAATATTCTAAAAATAATCCATTTATTTTCGCTCTTGTTGTTGACACGTGTTTCAAAAACAAGTATAATGTCTACATTGAATTGATAAAGAGAGAGTAGATTATGACTAATGAGAACTGGACAGACAACACAGAAACCAACGAAGACGCTACCTTCCTAACACAGGAAGAGTACGATGTCGCCATGAAAGTTATCCCAGTAGACATCAAAGACGTTAAAACTTTCCGTGCCGGTTTCGAACTGGTTGAGTATGAGGCGGGTACCGATCCTTTAGATGGTTTCTGTATCCTAGGTTTCGATGAGATCGGAATGTTTTGTAAGAATCCTCGTTATGCATTTATTGGAGGTGCCGCATGATAGATTATATTTCTTGCACCGAAGACGGTTCAACGATCCGTCTCTATGACTCCGACGAATTTCGTCCAGTGTGTGAGTCCAATGATATCGCTGAACTTGCGAACGCATACCTCAAGTATGGTATTGCACCTACAGTGATGGGTTCGTCTGACTGGTTTGAGGCACCGTTCTCAACCGCTCGCGATCACATCATGAAAAAAGTCTATGAAATAATCTAGGAGAAATTGCATGATGGATGTTTGGTGTGTCGAGTGGTATGATGAAAACGATGAACGTCACATAGAATGGAATGTTCGAGATCCCGAACTTCTCCGACAGAACTTGCTTGACCTTGGTATGGATCCTACTAGAATCGATATCTACATGAAGGATGTGTCCTAATGCCTAAGATCGTCAAACTGAACTACGACCGGAAGGTCCGTTACATATTCGACAAGGACACCGAAGAGTGTTCTCGCCTCTCTAACGAGGTCATGGACCACTATGGTCAATATTTAGAAACCCCACACGGTTGGTGGATGGAAGATATTAAAACTTTTCACAAGACCATTCGAGAGTGTGGGTTATCAGTTAGGGAGTTCCTCGCAAAGACATGGACACCACCGAAGAAGAAGGCCCCCGCCAAGAAGCGGGTAAGGAAGAAGAAATAATGCGGACTGCCTATCGCAGAGCATTGAACGCGGGTCTGACTACCAGTCAGGCCCACAAGTATTCCGACTACTACCGTCGCAAGACGATCCTACCAAAACGTGACAGCGAGAAGACCAAGACCTACACCGCCGAGTGGAAACTCGAAAATGAACACCCCGACTTGATCGGTCCACTCAAGGACTTCAAGGACGTGGAGAAGTTTGTAAAACAAGTGACCTCGTCTAAGACGTGGGAGAAGGTGTCTCGTTACCACGGCAAGGTGCGCGTCGTCCAATCGCGCAATATGGGAGGTCGTGCCGCCTACATGGGTAAGTCGCATGGGTCGTGGATTGAGATCTCGCCCGCGTTTGACTTCAACAAGTACATTGTCCTACACGAACTCGCACACAGTGCGGGATACAACCACCACCACGTGACCTTCCGTGAGTGCCTTTTGAAGTTGGTGTCGAGGTTCCTTGGTCGTGAGACCGCCGCGATCCTGAAGGCGAACTTCAAGGAGCAGGGTTTGAGAGTGACCCCGTCGAAAGCGAAGGATCCGGAGTCTTGGTTGAGGGCTGTAAAAAATGTTCCGTGTGACTTATTACCGAAAAATAGTCACGTTTAATTGTTGACTTTTGTTATCAAAACGACTATAATGGCAGTCTATTTTGGTTGTGGAGTTGGAGATATGGAGGAGATTGGATGACGCTGCAAGGATACATCGACGCGTCTTATGAGCGGTTGGTCGAACGATTGGGAGAACCCAACATCTTTTATGAATGGACTTTCGAGGGGTATGATATCTACGGTGAGGAGTTTGATATCACCATCGTCGGACAACACAAGGACACTATATTGTGGCACGTCGTCGCGAAAGACGCCTGCGCCATGGAGATTGTTGAACGGAAGATCCAACCTGTTTATTGTGAAAAAATTGAGGAGTGAGTATGTTATCTAATTTTGAAAAGTTTAAAACTATACTGTTCGGTCTAACCTTTGGTGTTGCCTTCGCTGTGTGGGTAAATGTTATGCATAACGTCATTGATATGCCAGACGTATTGATCAGTAATAGTACTAACGAATGTGTTGATGTCTTCAACTACAGAGAGAAAGACAAATATACATGCCAGAACTTACCTAGTCGTTATAACCACATATGGGTAATGTGATATATCTTTATTCCAAAATAATCTAATAAAAAGCGAAAAAAAGTGTTGTAACCGCTTGACAATATCCGAAAATTTGGTATAATGGTTACATAAATTGATGAGAGAGAGATTAGTTATGATGAGTTTGATTGAGAAGTACGAAGCGCGCGGTCTTGAGTTGAAGATCGACGAAGAGAAAATCACTGCGGTTTGTACCCGTCCCACTAAACGTGCCCGTCTGGGTTACAAAACTGAGTTCGCTTACCGTTACGGTACTGTCGCTCGCATGTTCGAACACATTGAACAGTTCCTTATTGATCTTGAACGCGCTGATCAATATAAACAAGAACGCAAGATCGCTCGTGCCGCCGCCAAGGCTGCCGCTCTTGAGAGTGTCAAAGAGGGTGACATCTACGTCGCTTCTTGGGGTTGGGAACAGACCAACATCGACGCCTATCAAGTTGTCGCTCGAAAAGGTGCCACTGTCACTCTGCGTGAAATTGGTCTTGAGAGTATTGAAGGTTCTGAAGGTTTCATGAGTGATCGTGTTCGACCTGTCAAAGATGCCTTCATCGGTAATGAGTTCAAGAAACGAATCACTGGTGCACACATCAACATTGATGATGTTCGTATGGCGTCTCTGGTAACGGAATCTGAAAAGGACTTCTATCGAAGCTGGTACGCATAATGGACTTTCGTCATTGGTGTACTCAAAAATGGTTCGACCACTGCGATGAGGTCGAATCTTTCACTGGGTCTCGACCCGATTATGATTCAAAACTTTATTTTAACATGTACAAGTGGTGGTTAAAGAGAGAATACCGTCACGAAATGAAAGGAGAGAAGTAATGGAATTTGTAGCTAAACCCCAACTAACTAATCGTCGACACACTGAGACCTTCAATACTCTGAAGGAAGCGGTCGACTATCTTAATGAGTTCAACAACCTTGGTGATGAGGAAGGTGGTTTACCCCGTCTCAAGGCAGAGGACTTCGCCCTTGTCGGTAAGTTATCAACCCCTACTGGGTTCTACTACCGTGAGAACCGATTGATGGAGATGGGAACTAAGTGATGGAATGGTATGAAATGGGAGATGCGGGTGAGCATCTCCGAGACGTGATCGATGCTTTTATCGATGGGTTTACCAACGAGAGAGAATTCTCTGCGGAACTGGATGCGATGGGACTGACCTATGAAGAGCAGAACGAGATTATTCGAAGTGAAATTCGTGTCTTGGAAACGCAAATCGCAGAGTCTGCACAAGGTACGATTCACTAATGAACGTCGCAGAAAATGTCATCATTGAAAACTCGCCCAGTTTTGCGCTGTCGGACTACACGTTCCGCGTTGCAGAGGCGTTAGGAATTAATCGCCTTGGTGGATACATCAAGGTCGATTTCAAAGAAGAAGACATCACCCATTTCTCAGCTGAGGTGGATGGAACCGAAGACCGAGTCGACCTCACTGTCCGATTGGATAACGAGATTACCGAAGATCAGGTCAAAGTGCATATTGCACATGAGATGATTCATGCTGTACAGATTCTCACAGGCAGACTTATACATATAGGTCTCACATGGTGTGAGGAGTCGCATGGTATCGTCTACAAACATATTTTTGACGACAAGGAATATATCAACGTCAAGTACGCTGATCAACCTTGGGAAATTGAGGCATACTCTTATGAAGAAGAAGTCTATAACGCGGTCGAATCCGGTAGCGAAACACTCGCCGAAATTCAATCGGCCATCCACCCACGTCGACCGTAAGAAAGAGGTGAAGAAGCGAGGTTACACCCAAGACCTTCTCTACCCTAACAACGAGCACTCGTAATGACCGAAGATCAATACATTCAGGAAGCACTCGACCACGCAATTTCCCAGACTTTTATGGGGACTGTTGATTGGGCAAAGGTTATCGACTTTCTGCGTGAGAAGTATCCACACATGGACACAGAGTACCTTTTCATGATTGCGAACCGTGCTCGGTTTCAGTACAATAATTTTTCTTGACACACACCACTTAATGAGGTATACTATGCAGGTTTCTAAAGAAGAACGATACGCGATGATTCGTCGAGCAGCGCTCAAGATTCAGAAACGTAATAAGGTTTCCCGTGCGAACACTCAGTTGGCACGAGAAGTAATTGCTCTTGATGAGCAAGATTGTAAGTCCAAGATTTCTTGGGCTGACACTGATCGGTACGTAGCTACACACTACTCCGATGTTTATGAAGCAAATGTCCAACCAGAGGAATGGAGTTAATGTCAAACACACCTGAAAATCTGATCGATCTTGGTCAGTACCCACAGAATGATGTCCTACTTATAGTGCGTGAGTATATGCGCTGTTCGTACATCGATCTGTTAACAGAGTTCGGTAAGACTTACGCAGAACGCGATGAGTCAGACACCGAACGTGGAAACGTCCTGAAGACACTAGAGGCGTTCGAACACACTATTGCAGTCCTAGACCAAAGCGAAGACTTCTTGGAGTTCGTACACCAAAGTGATGAAGGTGAAGAAGAGTCAACTGAAGATGACGAATTTGAACGATTCTAAGGAGATCAATATGTCATATGACAATATCGTAGAGCAACTACGATCCAAGGTTCTTGAGGTGACATTCACGAAGGTAAATGGTGAGACACGCACTATGCCGTGCACTCTTATGACTTCGTTTATGCCATCTTATACACCAACTGAGGCGACCGACATTGATCAACACTCTGTCAATAAAACAGTGATCCGTGCGTTCGCAATTGACAAACAAGCGTGGCGATCGTTTCGTGTAGACAACGTCACTAATGTTGAGGTACTGAATGGTTGAAGGTAACGAGAATCCAGAGGAAAACTTCCTAACAAAGAAGTCGTTCTCTCAGATGATCGAGACCTTCGTCTACCAGAACCGTATGTCCTATATGGATAGCATTGTTCACCTATGCGAGAAAAATGGTCTGGAACTGGAGGATATCAAAAAATATCTGACACCGACCATCGTCGAACATCTGGAGAATGAGGCGCGTCAACTGAACTTTCTGCCTAAGCAGAATTCACTAGACGTATAAATACACATGCCCTAGAGGCAATCTCATATTTTAGTTTATATTTAAGTTTATACAAGGTACATATTATGTCTTTTGCAAATCTCAAGTCCAAATCTATGGACATCTCTACATTGGTTAACGCAGCTACAGAGGCTGCTGGTAAAACAACCAACACTAACAAATATCAAGACGACCGAAAGTGGAAACCGACTGTTGATGAACAGGGTAACGGTTACGCTGTAGTTCGTTTCCTTCCCCCTACTGAAGGTCAAGATCTTCCTTGGGTCCGTTACTGGGATCACGCGTTCAAAGGTCCGACCGGACAATGGTACATCGAACGATCTCTCACAAGTCTTGGTCAAAATGACCCAGTCGGTGAGTTGAACTCACGTCTATGGAACTCAGGTATCGAAGAGGACAAGGAAACTGCACGTCGTCAGAAGCGTCGTCTACACTACGTCACAAATGTCCAAGTGATCAACGATCCCGCGAACCCAGCGAACAACGGTAAGGTGTTCATCTACGAGTTCGGTAAGAAGATCTTTGACAAGATCATGGATATGATGCAACCAGAATTCCCAGGCGAAGAACCAGTTAACGTGTTTGACTTCTGGAAAGGGGCAGACTTTGAGTTGAAGATCCGTAACGTTGCGGGATACCGTAATTATGATAAGTCGGACTTTAAGTCTCCAACAGCACTTGCTGGTGCGGATGAGACACAACTCGAAGCGATCTACAATTCACTGTACGATCTTAACGAGTTCATCGTCCCCAACTATCCGAATGCGCACGATGCGAACTGGTTCAAGTCATACGATGACCTAAAGAATAAGTTA